CGTTGCAGTTGTCTTTGTAGGTTGGTCGAGGGTTACTCCTTGACTAACCTTTTTTTTAGGCTTACTATGTAGTTATCAGTAGAGGGGAAGAGATGATGATTACTGCGATAGAAGTTGAAGTAGGCGTACCTGCACCCAAGATGAGGGTTGTGTATGCGTACCCGTATGAGGAGATGGATGTGGGGGATAGCTTCTGTGTGCCTCTGGATGCCCGTGCGAAGGTCTTAAACGCCAATTACAGGGCGGGTAAGCGGTTGGGTAGGGTGTTTACTGCCAAGACTGAGGGTGAGCGGGTGAGGGTATGGAGGACTGTTTAGTGAATGAACTGTTTTGGATGGGTGAGGAGGAGTTGCGGCAGGCGTATGCAGACCTGATGACTAAACTTGCCCGTACGGAGCAGATGATGGTCATGATGGCGGTGAGTATTGAGAAGGCTGTGGAGTATGGATATAAGGCTGGATACGAGGATGGCATTACGGGAGAGTCGTATTCGGTTTCAGAAAGAGATGGTCAAAGCCTTGTCCTGCACTAACAAGAAGCAGAAGATTTTGTTGGCTGCGCAATGGAAGGAGAAGTATTCGCCCACACATTACGAGGAATTGATAGCGTGTGCCAAGAACAAGCGTATTGCTGGCGACATCATTTACTGGAATCTAGATGAACTTTGACCTGAAGAAGTTTTACAAGTTCTGTTCTGAACTCAAGATTGAGACTAAGGAAGAGGGCTTGAAGAAGATGGGTAACCTTCTGGGGACTCAAACGTATGTTATGGAGGAGATACAGAAGGGGTTAGACAATGACATACATTTTTTCGTTATTCTTAAAGGCAGGCAGTTGGGCATTACTACTATTAGCCTTGCTCTTGACCTTTACTGGCAATTTACTCATCCAGGGTGGCAGGGTACTCTCGTTGCCGATACTGAGGAGAACAGGGATATGTTCCGTTCTACCTTGGCTATGTATATGGAAGGATTACCGAAAGAGTACAAGATTCCTTTGGTGGCTCATAACAGAAACCAGATGGTTCTCAAGAACAGGTCGAGGCTCTTCTACCAAATAGCGGGTAACAAGTCCCGTCTAGGGCAGGGCAAGGCTATAACTTATTTGCATGGCACAGAGACAGCATCGTGGGGTAACGAAGAAGGTTTGGCTTCCCTGATAGCTTCTCTTGCTGAAAAGAACTCAGAGAGGCTGTACATGTTTGAGAGTACGGCTCAAGGCTTCAACATGTTCCACGACATGTATAAGACTGCCAAGCGAGCAAAGACTCAGAGAGCCATCTTCTGTGGCTGGTGGCGTAATGAGTACTACTCTGTCCCTGCTGACTCCAACATCTACAAGGTGTACTGGGATGGCAAGTTAACAGGGGAGGAAAAAGAGTGGCACAAGGATATTAAGAAGCTCTACGGCTTTGAGATTAACTCTCGGCAGATGGCTTGGTGGCGGTGGAAGATGGCAGAGGGTATCAAAGATGATGCCCTGATGTATCAAGAGTTTCCACCCACTGAGGACTATGCTTTTGTGATGACAGGCTCCTCCTTCTTCTCGCACACTCGGTGTACAGAAGCTGCCAAGAAGAGCAAGAATACAGAATGTGATTACTACAGATATGCGTTTGGTCAACTGTTCCAAGATACAGAAGTTCTTAAATCTACTGAAAGACTCGGTACTCTCAAGGTATGGGAAGAGCCTATTGATTCTGCTTACTACGTTATTGGTGCTGACCCCGCTTATGGTAGCTCTGATTGGGCAGATAGATTCTGCATCCAAGTCTACAGATGCTATGCAGATGGGCTTGACCAAGTTGCTGAGTTTGCCACCTCGGAATTAAACACCTACCAGTTTGCGTGGGTTATCGCCCACCTTGCTGGCGCATACAAGAACTCAACCCTTAACCTCGAAGTTAACGGGCCAGGTCAAGCCGTAATTAACGAGTTGCGGAACTTGAAACGCTTGGCAACCTCTATGGGCGGGGCTACAGGGCGGGACTTGATGGATGTGCTAGGTAGCATGACCAACTACATCTGGAGGCGTAACGACACCCTTGGCGGCCTCTCCAACAGTATTGGCTACCTCACCACTGCCAACAGCAAAGAACGCATGTTGCAGTACATGAAAGACTACTTTGAGCGGGGCATGATGGGCATTCTCAGCATGGATACCCTAGAAGAGATGAAAGGTATCGTGCGAGAAGGTGGCTTCTTGGGAGCACCTGGTCGTGGTAAAGATGACAGGGTGATTGCCTCTGCCCTTGCTGCCGTTGCCTACGCAGAACAGATTCAGCCTCGCTTGATAGCTCACAAACTCTCCCGTAACGTTTCAGCAGCACAAGAAGTCTACAGCCCTGAACAAATCGCTGTAGGCAGAAACGTCAGTGACTACCTTAAAAGAGTGGGCTTATACGGACAATAAACCAATTCTTTTGATATAATCTTTTCAGGAGGTCTGTATGGATTCTGAAAAGAGAAAAGGACAAAAGCGTTTGGCGGCGAAAAGATACAGGGAACGTTATCCAGAAGTTGTAAAGCAAAGGAACAAAGAGCAGTATTTGAAAAACAAAGACAAAAGGGATGAAGTTCAAAAAAAGTATTACGCAGAAAACAAACCCAAAGTTCTTGCTCAACAACAAGTAAGGTACAAAAAAAAGAAAGACATATTGTTGCAAGAGTTCAAAGACAAAAGAATTGCCAATCCTGAAAAAGCCAAACAACAAGACTGGAAGTATTACTTGAAAAAGAAATTCAAAATTACTCCAGAAGAAGTTGAGTTAATGTGGATTGGTCAGAAAGGCTTTTGCGCTAATGATGGTTGCAATGCAACATTACAAAAAGGAAAGTCAGGAGCTTGTATCGACCATGACCACAAAACAGGAGAGGTTAGAGGAATTCTTTGCAGAACATGTAACCTTGCTCTTGGTCACGCCAAGGACGATGTTGATGTTTTATATGGTTTGATTTCTTATCTGAAAGAACATAATGGTTCATAACCAATTAACCATCGTGTCTATCTACGGACACAACAACGGAGCCTCTGCCCTGCCCTCCATCGTCAGGTCTGTGCGGGAGTTGCCAGGTAGCCGCGGGTTGCTCATCTCTGTCGAAAAGCCAGAGAACATGCCAGAAGGCGTAGAGTGGAAGCGTTGCCACTCTATAGATTACTTAGGGTATTCCCTGTTTACCATGCACAGTCTGTATTCGTACATAGAAACAGACTTCTGCCTGATTGTCCAAGATGACGGTTGGGTACTTAACGGCAATAACTTCAAACCTGAATACTATGACTATGACTACATAGGTGCACCCTCACACTGCGCTTTTGGTAACGGTCATCTGTATCTGCACTTTGCGTGGACTGAGGCCACAGAACCAGTCTCTGTTGTCCAGAATGGTGGGTTTTCCCTGCGTAGCAAGCGTTTCCTAGAAGCCTGTAACAAGCACGGCATCATGCACTTGAACAGCAACGAGATACACGGCTGGAACGAGGATGCTCAGTTGTCTGCCATCCTAAAACCCGTCCTTGAAGGTTATGGCTACAAGTATTGCCCTATCGACATTGCCAAACAGTTCAGTATTGAGTACGTAGGCCGTGGTTTCCACGAAGAAGGTTTTGACTTTGATTCTTTGCTAGGCCACCATGCCCAGACAAGGAAGCTGGCAAGCGACAACCACATCGTTGTGCCCTCCGACCCGACCACCGCTTACGGAGAAATCCAGTTTTTGAACTGGTTAGAAGACAAAGGCTACACCTTGGAGTACAGATATGCCCCCGTTAAGCAAGCGTGAACTCACCCAACACATGCAGCGGTTCTACGCTGACAAGGAAAGAGGCATCTCTATCGCCCTTTTCTGCGAACTTGCAGGCATAAGTCATGGTCATTTCCACGATGTTTTCATCTACAACCGTGAACCACTGACCGCCAGAGTGCAAACAAGGGTCAGCAAAGCCTACCAACAGTGGAAAGCAGGGAATGTGAAGATTATGAAAAGGCGAGATAACACCCGCTATGTGGACTACAGGAAAGAATCTCAGCCCGTTTACATGCCAAAAATGGGGTTACAAGTCACTTCTGATGGCATAAAAATCAAGGTTGGGATGACAAATAGGCACGATTACAGCGAAATTTCACTTGACGAAGCACTAAGGGGGTAAAATGGGTATTTTGAGAGACTATTACTGCACAAACCACGGTATTTTTGAGGCTTGGGAGCCTACATGCCCCATGAAGAACTGCAAAGGAGAATTATCCGTAGTTCACCTCAAACCTGTGGGTACAAGGTCACTAAAAACGTCTGCAACCGACAAAAACCTGAAACAACTGGCTATTGAGTACGACATGACGGACATCAAGTCCACAAAAGCTGGTGAACACCAGACTGGCTACATGAAACGCAAGAATAAACTGACAGACAAGCAGTTTGCCGAAGCTACAGACGCTATGCAAGCCCAAAACCAGCAAAAACAGAAGCAAGCCCGCCCTGGTGACTCCGTAATCTGGGGTGGAGGGTCAAATATCAGCATGAAATCCGTGCTAGGTGGACAATTTAAGTCCATTAACGGAGAATCTGTGGGCATAAATCCAAAAGCTGGGGGAGACTTGCAAGGCCCAAGAGCCGCCAGCTACATGGCAGACCATGAAAACTTACAGGTGAGAAAATGAGAATACCTAAAGAGCCGATTGCCAGAGAACAGTTCTATCTCGACTTGATAGAAAAATGTCTCGTCAGCCGTGAACAGCGCAAAGTCGATTACTCATCCCTGCGTAGCTACTACCTGTTTGGTAACGCTCCTGATGACGTACCCGCCATCTACAACAAGATTTACCCGCATATCGACCAACTGACCTCGTTCCTGTACTCAGCAGAAACCACCAAGTTCTCTATCCACACGGGTGCGGCTGTCTCAGACCAAGAGCAAATTAAAGTTCCGGCTCTCAGCAAGGCCCTGAATGACGAATGGCTCAACAGTAACGCTGACCAAGTGTTCTCAACCGCAGTCACCTGGTCACTCTGCTACAACTCAACCTTTGTCAAACTTGTTATCAACAATGGTATTCACCCCTACATGGTGGAACCCGCCTGTATTGGCGTACTGCGTGAAGACAGTGCCTACACTGACAGACAAGAAGCCCTTGTCCACTCGTACTACATCACCAAGTCAGAGTTGTTTGACAGACTCTACTCCCACCCGCAGCGGGACTCTATCGTCAAGCGGGTCATGTCCACCCAACATGAGCGTACCGAGATTGCCAACGGCATCCAACGCATCATCCTGTCCCAAACCAACCCGACCATGTACGGTAACGTCAATCTGGACTTGACTGGTAACCCCACCTACAAAGCCCAAGTCTCTGAAGACACCATCGAGATGATTGAACTCTGGGTTTGGAATGACGAGACTAAAGATTACCAAGTTGTAACCAAAGCCGACCCCAACGTCATCATCTATGACCGTTCTGGCGAAAGCATGTTCTTGAAAGGTGAGTTGCCTTTCATCCAAATCTGCCCCAACCCCCTGTACGACTACTACTGGGGTGGCTCCGAGGTTCAGCGTCTGGTCTACCTCCAGCAGTTACGCAACAAGCGGATGACGGAAATCTTGGACTTGCTGTCTAAACAAGTCAGCCCACCTACCGCCCTGATTGGCTTTACAGGCATTTTGGATGAGAAGAACTTTGCCCTCAACCGTGCTGGTGGCTTGCTGGCAACCGACATGCCAAACGCAAAAGTCGAGAAGTTAGCACCAACTATTCCACCTGACTTATTCCGTGAGATTGGCGAAGTTGACCTGATGTTTGAAGAAGCATCTGGCATCGTTAGCGTCTTGCAAGGCCGTGGTGAGGCAGGTGTCCGTTCTTCTGGTCATGCTTCCCAACTTGCCCGTCTGGGTTCCAGCAGGGCTAAGAAACGTGCGCTTGTTATCGAAGACAGCCTAGAAAAGATGGCTACCCTGTACCTGAAATGTATGCAGGTCTACGATAACACCCACTACACAGACGCACATGGCCTGAAATTCATTGCCGACCAGTTCACCCGTGACTTTGTGGTGAAAGTGGATGCTCACTCAAATTCACCCATCTTTATGGAAGACAGCCGCAAAATGGCGTTTGAGTTGTTCCAGGCTGGCGTAATCGACAAAGAGTCCTTGCTTGACATGATTGAGCCGCCAATGAAACAATTGTTGTTAGAGCGACTCAAAAAAGCAGAAGAAAAGCAAGAAGCTCAACAGGCTATGGAGCAGCAAATGCAACAAATGCAACCTCCAAAAGCAGAAGGTAAACCAGACTTGAAAAAGGTGGGATGATGGCTCCAAACACAACCGGCATGACACAGCCTACGGCTGACCAACCACGGGTAGATACCGCATCCCTGAAAAGGAATGAGGCCGCACCCAACTTGACAATGCGTCAAACAGGGTATAAAACATCCTACGGGAGGAGTCAACGGGATTCCAACCGCAAACAATATGGGAGTTCAAGATGAACATGAAGACAAAAAGTGGACGTAAGTGCCGCCGTTGATTCAGGATTCCGCAAGGAAAGGGTGTGGCTGCCTCCCCTTTGAGGTGGCCTTCTAAAAGGAAATGTCATGATGTACGGAAAAGCAAAAATGGCTCCCAAAATGGCTCGTATGGGACGCAAAGCCCGTAAAGGTCGTAAGTAATGTCTACAGAGGGCTGACAAAAAATGCCCTCTACCTATTGACAAAATGTTTGTAAGTGGTTACAAACACGGCAAGGAGTGATTATGAGTGTTCCACCAGATAAGTTGATGGAGTTAATGCGAGGTAGCCAAGCGGCTGCAGGCACACCCACCCCTAATGAAATGCCAAACGAAATGGATGCAGAAGCTCCTGAACCTCCTCCAATGGCTTCTCCCATGTCCACTCCAGAACCCAAGATGGGAAACAAAGAAGCCGCTCTTATTAACATAAGTATGGCTATCGACTTGCTTGAGCAATCCCTCCCCGCTTTCGGCTCGGTCTCAGATGAGGGCAAGAAAACTCTCAACGCCATTCGAGTTCTCAGCGGCTTGATTGGTCAGAAAAAAGGCAAAACTGACGAATTACAGCAATCTGAGATTCTCCAGTTACTGCAAACCTTGCCACAGGCGGGTGGTGCTACCCCTGAAGGCAGAGCAATGGCTCAAGCACCCATCCCTGGTATGCCTCCCGCTGGCGGTATGCCTCCCCCTCCCCCAATGTAAGGAACGAAAATGGAACTCTTCAAACCCCGTGGCGCAGCAGCACCTCGCAAACCAACTGACAACAACCAACAAAATGGCGTTGTCACCAACACCCCCCGTTTCTCTCAGTTTGGTGGCTTGAGTGCCCCCAATAAACTGAACAAGTCCAGCATGGCTGTCCAAAAGCCTGCCGATGGCAAGCGTGTTATCTGACCGTATAAAGAGGGTACTTTATGTCACTAGAAAATTTGTCCTTAGAAGCCCGTGATGAGTTGGCTGCACTTGCCCAAACTCTTGCGGAGAACCCAGAAACTCGCAAAGACTTCTTGCGTATGACCAAGCGGGTCAAGCCTGACCTTCCTATCCCTGAACTCGACATTGAAGATTACACACACCGTGCGGTCAGCCGCTCGGAAGACCGTGTGCAAGCCTTGGAAGCCAAGTTGCGGGAAAAAGAAGCTCTGGAAGAACTGCAAAAACGCCGTCAGTCTTTGCTTAAGAAGGGTTTGATTACTAACGAATCTGAAGTCGGTGATGTAGAAAAAATCATGTTGGAGCGTGGTATCACTAGCCACGAAACAGCGGCTGAGTACCATCAGTGGATGAAACAGGCAGCAGTGCCTACTTCAACTGGATACAACCCAAGTGCTGTCAAGCAATTTGACTTGAACAAGTATTGGAAGAATCCAGCAGCCGCTGCACGGAATGAGGCTATGAATGCACTCAATGACCTGCGGAAACCGCAACGTCCTATTGGGTTGTAAGAGGGTAATTTTCAAACCACGTAAGGAGGCCTTATGGCTATTGGCGGCGGCATCCTACCAGCTACAGGGTCAGCACAGTTCAATGAACTGACTTATGTAACTCGTAGAGCCTTTATTCCCAAGCTGGTTGTCCAGCTCTATAACTCCACGCCCTTGATGGCGGCTCTGATTGCCAACAGTCAGTCAGCCTCTGGCGGTGTGTCTTCTGTAACCGTTCCTGTCCAAGGCGCACAGTTTGTGAACGCTCAATGGTCTGACTACAGTGGCTCTTTTGCCCAACCGTCAGTCCAGCAAGGTGCTTACAACGCTGAATTTGACCTGAAACTGATGATTTCTCCCGTGCCGTTCCTCGGTATGGAAGGCGCAGTTCAGCAAGATGCCGCCATTATTCCGTTGATTGAAGCTCGTATGAACGATGCAACCAACGTGATGATGGATGCCATGGCAACCGCCTTGTACACCAACACCAGCAATACACAACAATTCATCGGCTTGCCCGCTGCTGTTGCCAACTCTGGTACTTACGGCAACATTGACCGTGCGACTTACACTTGGTGGAAATCCTCACAGTATGCCGCTGGCTCTGTGAACCCAACCCGTCAAAACATCCTGCAATACATCTCTGGTACTGTCAAAAACGGTGCTGAAATGCCTTCATTCGGTGTTTGCGGTTTCGGTACTTGGACACTGTTGGCTCAAGACTTTGTTGGTCAAGAGCAATACGTTATCACCCCAGGTGCAGGTTTTGACGGTGAAACCAATGGCCCTCAAGCAGCTTTCCGTGCTTTGATGGTTGCTGGCGTACCTATCTATCCAGACCCCTACTGTCCAGAAGGTACTGTGTACTTCCTGAACACCAACTACTTGTCTCTGTACATCCATGAGCAAGGTTCGTTTGTGTTTACAGGCTTCGAGTCCACTCTCCCCAACTGGCAAATTGGTTATGTAGGTGCGGTTTTGATGATTGCCGAATTGGTGAACGTCAAGCCCAAAGCCATGACCAAGGTGACGGGTTACAACTACCTCTCACTGTAAGGAGAAAAAGACATGGCTTTAGCAATGAATAAAATCATTCTGGCGAATGCAACCACCAACACTGCTGGTGCTTACTTCTCCAATGTTTCACTGACTGCCGCTAACGCTGGCACAGTGATTCCTGCTGGTACTTATATGCTGTTCCCCGCTGCTAACGTGGTGATTACTGCAAATAACGGCTCATCCATCACAACTTTGCTTGCCAATAACACTGGCGGCATGATTTTGTCTGATGGCGTGAACGTGTTTGCACAATCTACTATTGCTGGCGCAGGTGCAGTTACTGCATTGACCATCAATGGTGGTATCAATGCAAACAGCACCTACACAACATAAGGGGATAGCATGGCTAACTCGAATGCTGTAGGAACTCGTTACCCAGATAGCTTCGGCAATTATGCTGTCGGTATTACCTCTGCTCCCGTAGGTTTGGGAAGCACTGGTAATGCTGTAGCGGTAATTCCCACTATCGGTACAAGCTACATTGTTCGCCGTATAACTGTGTCTTCAGCAAATGGAACTGTTGCTGCCGCAAACGTCACTATTTTCACAAGTAGTGACGGTAACTTGGCAAATGCAGTTTCTAACGCAACTGTGTTAGCAAACGTAACAGGTACAACCAAGTATCAAGATTTGAACCTGACGGCAAACACCGCCACAACAATCTACTCTGGTTCTTTGTTCTTGTGCGTTAACACAGCGGCTGCTGCAAACAACTCAGTTGAATTGCACGTATACGGTGACGTTGTAACACTATGACAGACCTCGTTTATGTAACCAACAATACCGACAAAGACCTGTACGCTGAGTACAACTATGTCGGTTACGAATTTCCTGTCGGCAAGACAGTTGAATTGACTGTCCCTGCTGCCATGCACATGCTTGGTTACGGAGATGAGGACAAGGAGAAGTATCTAGTGCAATTGGGCATGATACGACTCCACAGCGAACTTGAAGAAGCAATGGAAACTCTGAAGAAAGTAAGTATTTCAACAGAGCATCCAACAAAGAACCGCTCGTTACCCTCGGCGGTTGGCGTAGTACCCTTGCGGATTGAGAAATCCGTTGGGGGAAAGGTCAATCAGAGGGTTGCATAACATGAAGGTAACATGGCAACTCTCTCTTCCTACATCACGGAAGTACAGCGGTTATTGCATGATGCAAACTCTGTCTTCTGGTCAACCTCGGAGCTAACGGACTACATCAACGATGCCCGTGAGCGAGTAGCGAGAGATACTGGGTGCTTACGTACCCTGCAAATTACTGCCACCCCAATTTCTAATACAGGAGTACCTGCAACCGTTTGGACTGCGGGTGCTACTGTTACTGCGGGTCAGTTTATATTCAACAACATCTTTATCTATGAAGTAACTGGTAGCGGTGTACTTAGCACTACACCTCCACCTTATCCCTCTTCTGGATACACTTTCCCACCGTCTACCCCGTTCACAGATGGCACAGCCACACTGCAATACTCTGGCCCTGCGGAAGTCATTCCTTATGGGACTATTGCTACTGGCACAACGCTAGACATTCTGAACGTCAATATTTACTGGGGTAACAGCCGTATTCCCCTGCGGTATCTGCCCTGGTCAAACTTTAACGCTCAACTGCGTTACTGGCAGAACTATGTCGGCAGACCCGTGTGTTTCTCTGTTTACGGACAAAACACCATCTATGTTGGCCCTGTTCCTGACCAAGCGTATGTTGCAGAGATAGACAGCACTATCTTACCTACTGCGCTGAGTTTAGCCACGCCCAACGCTACTGACCAGATTCAAGACCCCTACACCACGCCTGTAGCTTTCTATGCGGCTTACAAAGCCAAGTACAAAGAGCAGAGTTACGGAGAAGCTGAGATATACAAGCAAGAGTATGCCAAGCAAATCCAGGCGGTGTTGAACTCTGTATACACACGCAGAATCCCTGACCCCTACTCTACGTTCTAATCATGGCAGCAGCAGAGCAAAAGAAATCTTATGCTGTCTATAAGAACTTCAAGGGCTTAAATACCAAGTCCAACAGGACAGCCATTGATGACGAAGAGTTCTCTTGGATTGAGAACGCCATGCCTATCGGGTTTGGCAACATCAAGATTGTCCCTGCTCAAGTCACAGTCAAAGATGGTGGAAATAACGCTATCTCGTTTGGCAACACAGTCACTACGCTCACCAACACAAATCTTGGTTTATCTGACTATTTGTTGGCTTTCCAGCAAGACGGTAGAGCACAATATGTAGTCATAGATACAGGCACTGTTGGCAATGTCGGTGTGACAGGCACGTTCTCGTCTGCCAACGTATCTATCGCCCAGTGGAAGAATGAAGAAGTATTTATTGGTGACCCTAATAAAGGACTCTTTACTTGGGATGGCACTGACCTGCTCAACGTTGGTGGTGTTGGCAGGATAGGTTTGACTGCCAGGGGTTCAGGTTATACCTCTGCGCCAGCAGTAACCATCTCTGCTCCCAATCAGACAAATGGTACACAAGCAACGGCAGAAGCGACAATCACGGCAAATGCTGTTACTTCTATCGCAGTTGTAGAAGGTGGTAGTGGCTATACATCTGCACCTACAGTGACTATTACAGGCGGTGGTGGTAGTGGTGCTAACGCTATTGCCCAACTGCTGACTTTCACCAAAGGCGCACTCTTCATACAGGTAACCAACAGTGGTTCTGGCTATGACCCTGCCTCTCCTCCTGCTGTGACTATCACGGGTGGAGGCGGTGCTAACGCCACTGCAACAGCTATTGTGTTTGGCAACGCTGTTACAGAAGTCATCATGACAAATGTGGGTAATAACTTCACAAGTGTCCCAACTGTCACGATAGCTGCACCACCTACACCCACAGGCAATGCAAATGCCACTGTCATAGGTGTGCCTAACTTAGATGAAATATCCAGTGTTGTTACCTTTTCTGGTCGTGTCTGGATTTCTACAGGTCGTACAGTAACTTTCTCTTCTGCTACCAGCCCTACCGACTTCACATCTGTTTCTGCTGGTGCTGAGACTATTTCTGACTCAACCCTGCGTGGCAATATCCAGCACATGGTGTCTGCCAACAACTTCCTGTACATCTACGGTGAAGACAGCATTAACGTCTTCTCAGATGTGCGGATTACAAATACAGGGGAAACCCTGTTTACCAACACAAACGTGTCTGCGTCTGTTGGTAGCAAGTTGAAATACGCTGTTTTCCCATATTTCCGCTCTGTTTTGTTCATGAATAACTACGGGGTGTATGCCCTTGTAGGTTCAACAACAAGCAAGATTTCTGACCAACTTGACGGTATTTTCCCGTATATCGACTTCACCAAGCCTGTAACTGCTGGTCAAGTCTTGCTCAACAACATCCTGTGTGCGGCTTTTAACTTCTACCTGCTGCCTACTTTCCCTACAACTACGGGAGACAGGTTTGTACAGTGCGTGTTTTTTGAGAAAAAGTGGTTTATTACCAGCCAGGGTGCGTTGCGGTATGTGTCTTCTGCCCCTGTAGGTGGTTTGATTAACCTGTATGGTGTGACAGACACAGCACTTTTCGAATTGTACGGAGATGCAACTGCAAATGTGGCTTCTGAAATACAGACTTCTCTGTCCCCTATGCGTGACCCTATCCGTACCAAACAGGCTCTGAAGTTTGGTATTGAGGC